CTAACCGCTGTTGCGCGTCGCCAGCATGCGCTCGAACCGCCAGGCCGATGCGCACATGGCGTCGAGCCCGCGGCTCGCTAGCCAGCCCAGTTCGTCGCGCGCCTTGGCGGGGCTGGCGTAGCAGGTCGCCACGTCGCCCGGGCGGCGCGGCGCGATGCGATAGGGGATCGAGACGGCGTTCACGCGCTCGAAGCTGCGGATCATGTCGAGGACCGAATAGCCCTGACCGGTGCCGAGGTTCCAGGTCGAGAGCGGCCGGTCGATGGTCGTCAACGCCGCCAGGGCCGCGACATGCCCTTCGGCCAGGTCGACGATATGCACATAATCGCGCACGCCGGTGCCGTCGGCGGTATCGTAATCGTCGCCGAACACCGACAGTTCGGACAGCCGGCCCGCGGCGACGCGGCTGATGAAGGGCATCAGATTGTTGGGAATGCCGTTCGGATCCTCGCCGATCAACGCACTTTCGTGCGCACCGACCGGGTTGAAATAGCGCAGCACGCCGATACGCCAGCCGGGATCGGCGGCAGCGATGTCGCCCAGCATCTCCTCGATCATCAGCTTGGTCCGGCCGTAAGGGTTGGTTGCCGATGTCGGGTGGGCCTCGTCGAGCGGCAGATACTGCGGCTGGCCGTACACGGTCGCGCTTGATGAGAAGACGAGGCGGCGGACACCGCATTCGGCCATCGCTTCGACGAGGGCCAGCGTCCCGCGCACATTGTTATCGTAATAGAGCATCGGCTTTTCGACCGATTCCCCGACCGCCTTCAGCCCGGCGAAATGCACGACGGCCTCGATGGCATGATCGGTCAGAGCGCGGCGGACGGCCTCCCGGTCGCGAATGTCGCCGACGACCAGCGGAATGCGCGTGCCGGTGATGCTTTCGACCCGCTCGACGACTTGCGGCCTGCTGTTCGACAGATTGTCGAAACAGACGACCTGATGCCCTGCAGCGATCAAGGCGACCGCGCAATGGCTGCCGATATAGCCCGCGCCGCCCGTCAGAAGAACCTTCATCCTGTCTCCATTCGCTCACCGATCCATGGGAGCGGAATCCTGTATATCGGTCAAACGCTAATAGGAATTTCCCCTCGCTGGGCAAACTCCTCATGCCTAGATGGCGAGAAATGCCGGCGTGTCCGTAAAGGATATTGAACAATATTATTGCACGGAGGGTTAGGCCATGATAGCGGGCCGCTCGCTTCGCAGCAAAAGGGTTCCGCCCGCTGCCGGGCGGTGCCGCGAATGGCAACGGGCCCTTAGCTCAGTCGGTAGAGCAACTGACTTTTAATCAGTAGGTCGCTGGTTCGAACCCAGCAGGGCTCACCACCGGATTTCCGCCACTTTTTACACTTTCTCGGCAGAATGATCCGGTCGAAAAATCACGAAAATAAGTAAATGGGAAGGATCGTGCGGACGAATCGTTGTCAACCGGAACGCGGGCTGTCACGGGCGACCAGCATCACTCACGGCTCGCAGCACCGCGCCGATTCCGAGACAGAAGACGCCCAACCCGATCGCGAACAGACTTCCCGCCACCGCAAGGCCCTTGTGAAACTGCAAGTCGATATTCACGATTTCAGACGTTGCCCCATATACCCCTGCGGCCTCGACGGACGTTTTCATCAACAGGCTGAGCGCCAGGCCGATGGCTCCAAGAACGACAGCAGCCCAGCCGCAGCGTGTCCAACTATCGGCGGCCGACGAGGGACGCGTAAGCTCCGACGCCTCAACCGACGCGATTGCTGTTTGAGGCGACGCGAAGGCATAGCCACAGGCGCAACGCGCTGCATCATCCGGCGCGTCGGCACCACACATTGGACACGATTTCTCCACGACACGCCCTCCCTGTCTATGGTCGTTCAATGCACTTTGGCGATTAGGCGGCCCTAATTCAACTTTGCCGTCGCCTCGGCGCTGTCCGCCAAATCCCGCAGCATCCGAGCGAACAGGTCCGGTCTGCCCGGCGCAATCTCCTTGTGGCGGTACCAAGCCGCAGCAAGCAGCGCGGCGACGACTTCTGTAGGCTCGTCGCGCCCATAGGCGAGCATGGCCAGTTCGGCGGCCAGAGCAATGGCGTCAGCGGCGTCAGTAAGTATCTGCGCGCCCGCAAGGCAATCTTCGGTGATATAGGTCATCACAGCGTCCCGTCGCGCTGATAGGATGCCAGTTTGCCGGGCATGGCTTTGAGGGTCGCGTTCGACGCCTGCGCAACGATCCCGATCGTCTCCTGCCGCACTGATGCCCGAATATGTTCTGCAAACCCCTGAGGATTCACGCTGCCGCGCGTGTCGACGTTCACCGTCTGCTGGATGATGGTCTGCCCGCCGCCCTGCGCCGCCCGCTGGTTCACGGCGCCCAAGGGGATGATGTCTCCCGACACGGCAGGCTTGAAATACTCAGCACGCCCCGCACCGGCCCCTTCGTTGACGCGGTAGATTTGACCGGCGTTTACACGGCCACCAGAGGCGCGGCCGGGCGCGCCGAGGAGAGAAAACGCTTCTGCTCCAAGAAGCCCGCCGAGGCCTCTCCCGCCACCGCCTCCCATGTTGAACGCTCGCGCCAGTGCGTTCACAATCTGCTGCTGGATCGCGATGCGGATCAAATCGGCGATGATCTGCTTGGCGACATTCTTGAAAACATCGCCTAGGTTCTCGCTGTTCATGATCGCGTCGGTCAATCCATCGTTCAAGGTCTTCAACCCGTTAACGGCGATCTTCTCGAACTCGTCGTCCATATTGAGGCCGACCTTGCGTATCTCTTCGAGATACTGCCCCAGCGGCCCCATGTTGTCGCGTTCGAGGCCCGTCCGGTCGGCTTCCTGCTTGCGCGCGAGCCTTGCACGGGCCGCAGCGGCATCGGCTACATCTCCCCTCGCAATCGCCTCGTCCAGCAGCTTGCGCTCGATCTCCTGTTGAAGGTCGAGCATCCGGCGCTCGATCTCAACGCGGGCCTTGCGGACGTCGGTGACGCCGGACTCTGCGCCGAGCGCATCCAGTTCATCGCGCATGGCATCGGTCTGCTGACGCGCAAGTTGTTCCTGCTCGCGGCGGGTGATTTCGCGCTGATAAGCCGCCTCTCGCCCCTGCACGGTAATTTCATCGGCAGCACCATAGAGGTTGTCGATGATCTTAAGGCGGGCGTCCGCCTCGTTTTTCGTAAGCTGCTTCTTGCGCACCGCCTCCGCGATATCGGCGCGACGCATCTCTGCCTCCAAGACGAGGGCTTCGCGGGCGAAGTCGGCCTTTTTCGTCGCGGCAGTTGCGCCCTGCTCCTTTGCGCGAAGCTCCTCTAGTTGGAGTTGGCGAAGATCCTGCGCGTTGCGGAAGTCTTGATCTAGGGGATCGGCGGCGGAACGCGTGCGACCTTTCTTCCTTTCCGGCTTTTGTGAGGTCGAAGGGGCAGGGGGCCTTTTATCATCCTCCAGAGCGAGGCCGCTTTGCGCGGCCTTGGCAATTGTCAGAATCGCCGCGCGGGCGATCCGCTCTCTTTCCTCCTCCGCATTCAGCTGTGCTTCAAGGCTCCTGATCTTGCTGTCCTGGCCCGGCAGATATCCGAACCGCGAAACGCTGCCAGCGCGACTTTCGTAAGCAGCGTCGAGCTGGCGGCGGATCGACTCCTGATTGCGCTGGGAGTCGCGAACCGTATCGTTTTCGTGCTGCAGTCTCCCGGCTGCGGTCCCCTCATTGAATTTGCGCGCCTCGATAAGGGCCCTGCGATATGCGTCGGCCAGCCCATCCACGCTGGCTTTTGCATTGTCTGCGGCCGCGGCGAGTTCGTCGGTCTGCACGCCGGCGGCTTTCAGGCGCCCGATCATACGGTCTAGCTCGGTTCGCGCATCCTTGTTGGACTCCTCAAGCGACTTCACCGCATCTTCGGCGCGGCTGGATTGCGACGCAAGGTAGTAGAGTCCAGCACCCACGGCCAGCACCGCTGCTGCAATGCCTGCTGGTCCCGTGAGCACCGCGCCTAGACCTCCGAACGCGAACGTCGCCGCTTCCGCTGCGGTCGATGCTCCTCCGATAGCTGCGGTTAGCGCAAAGAAAGCCCGCGAACCGGCGATAGCGTTGACTACCACCGCGCCACCCATGACGGCTGCGATGGTCGCCAGCGCCGGGACAACTACGTCCAGATTGTCCGCGAGCAGTTGCATCGCCCCGGCAAGGGCGGCGGTCGTACCGCTTGCTTCCGCCGACTGGCCCAGATAGACCGTCAGGCGCGAGGACAGCGCTTCGAACGCGCCGGAAAGAGTAAGGGTCGCTTTCGACGCCTGCCCCTCCAGCTGGGCGGCCCCGGCCATGATTGCATTGAAAAATTCAGCCGAGGACACCTTGCCTGCCAGCACGGCAGCGCGCAGCTTGTTGATGTCGCCGCCAAACTTCGCGGTCGCGGCGGCGGCTTGCAAGAGCGGGCGCAGTCCCCCCTCGTTGATCTGATTATATTCTTCCGCGCGCACCTAGCCCGATGCGAGTGCCTGGCTCAGTCCGAGAATCGCCCCACTGGCCTGCTGGGCGTTTGTGCCGGTGATGAGAAGGGCCTGAGAAGTCGCCTCGGTCAGTTGCAGGACTTGGGCCTCGCTGGCGCCAAAGCTCCGCCCAGCGTCGGTCGCTTTGCCGTAAAGGTTCGCCAGTCCCTCGACACTGACGCCGTAGCGTGTGGATAGGTCCAGCAGTTGGGACTGCACTGCTTCCAGATTGGAGCCTTCCAGACCGGCGACCTTGAGCGAATTCTGCAATCGCGTGAAGCTGTCGATCATGCCCGATAGCTCGCGGACTGAGAAATACGCCCCGAACGAGGCTGCCAGCCCCTTGAGACTCGCTCCAATAGCGCCAGACGACCGCTTCATTTGGTGCTCAAGCCGCAGCACGTCGCGCTCGACGCGACTCAAACCCTGTCCGGTCACGCGCTGAAAATCGGCCACTTCCTTGCGAGCGGCGCGGGAGTCCGCAAGTATCTTGAAAATCAGGGGGTCAACTTCGGCCATCAGCCTGTGGCTCCTTTAACGATATGATCGACGGCCTTCGCGAACTTGGCGCGGGCCGCCTTTTTCCTCGCGTCGCGCGCAGGCCTGAGAAACGGCCTTGCCGCTGTTTTGCTGTCGCCAAACTCAACCTTGACCGGTCCCTGTTTTGCGCGGCTGGGGCCATAGGCCGTGGTTTTTCCCGAAAAGGAGCGACTGGACGCCCCAGCCTCGCGCTGACTTCCCTCTTCCACCGCGGCGGCGTAAGGGGCCGTCACAATCACAGCCTTTTCGAGAGGGGCGAGATGATGGGCCCCAATGCTGCGATCGAGAACATGCGTGTCCGCGTTCGGCGGCTCACCAGGCGCAGCCGGGACGTGGTTTTCTCCCGACACCGCGCCACGCGTGATAGATTTACCTGCATATACCGCGATGTCCTCGGCGGCTTCGAATAGGGCCGCGCCCAACATTTCTTCTGCCTTAGGCGACCGGATCGCCCTGAGACGCTTTTCAAGTGAGCGTTGACCGGACCAGACACGGGACATTAGACCTTCACGTCGCCTTCGCCTGCTTCCGCATTGACGGCCCGAGCTTTTTCGCGATCTGCTTGTTGAGCCGCGCGCGCAGCGCGTCCGATTCCGAAGCCTTGTTCGGCATGGCTTCACGCTGTGCGGGATCGCCCATTATCATCGCGTGAAGGAGTCGGAACGCGAGTGCAGCCACTTCCTCGATCGGACGGGCGGGATAACCTGCGAGCGCCAACAGCCCATCAGCGCGCTGCGGCCCTACGTCGGTGCCGTCGCCATGGTCAGGGCCGAGATTGCCGCCGATCAGGCCGAAGCGAAGGATTTCATTCAGCTCATCGGGAAATATCTCGCCACCGTCGAGGATCCTGAGCTTCCCATCTTGCTCGTAGAATGACCCCATGAGCTGGCCGTGGATGCGCGCCAGACTCTTGGGTTGGCGACGGCCTTCCCGATCGACATGCCCGAGACGATTTTCCAATTCAATCGCCGATTTAAGCGGCAGGAAAAGCCAATATTCGCCATCGCCGACGAATTGGCGGGTTGCGGTGAGATATTCGCTGATGGGCTTGGTCATGTAGCGGCTCCGATATGGAAATTTGCGAAGGGGGGGGCCGGGCGAGCGGGCTTCTGCTGACCTGCCTGCCCGGCGTTCGACGCTCGGCAGGCGTCGAATTGGATAGGGTCGACGAGGGGGCGCCGATCAAGAAACGCCCCCTCGTCTTCGGTGGCCACCGACGCGCCCTGACGCTCGCGGGTGGCTGAGGTGGTCATCATGCGTCCGCGTATGCTGCGAGGCGCTGTCTCTCGGCCGCCTCAGCCTCAGGGGACCACTCGATGACAGAAAGACCGCGCGCGCGCGCGGCTTCGGCCTGCTCGGGATACATGGTGCAGTCGATCGCGGCGCCGAAAACCTTCTCCTTGCCATCGGCATGAAAGAGGATGACATCGCCCTCCAAGCCGGGGGATCGGCGCGCATAGTAACGCTTCTTGGAGGCCTCGCGGTCGGCCATGGCCTTGCGCTGTGCCGCGCGCTGGCGGCTTGCGGCTGCCGTCCGTTCGCGGTTCGCGGCTTCGGTGTCAGGCCACGCCGAACCATCCCGGTCGAAGTGGGGCAATTTGAGATCGGCCAGGCGGACGACGACGCCCATATACGGCCCCCATGTGTGACCGGTATATCCACGCGCAACCTGTTCCGCGCTCTGCAACTGCTCGCGCTTCACCGGCATGGCGTTCGCTTCGGCAACCTCGCGATCGGATTCGATAATGCGATGGTTGTATTCCGCGATGACGGCGAGCGCCGGCCCCACCTTGTCGCGCAGCTCGTCAGCCAGCTTGTCGCGCCGGGCCTTGATCTGGCCCCAGCGCTTTTCATGCTCGGCGACGCGTTCGGCTTTCTTTTTGGTCGCGATGGCATCCGAAAGCGACGCCTCCGCCCTATCGAGGCGGCGAAGTCGCAGAGCGGCTTCCTCGAATTGGAGATTCGCCTCGGCCGCATCGGCTTCGGCCAGCGTCGGGTCTGACCGGCGATCATCGGCTTTGGCCGACGCAGCGGTGACAGCCTCTCGCTCGGCGCGGACCTCGATCAGAAGCGCCTCGCAATCAGCCAGACGCGAGCCGGGCTTGAGAGCGGATGCGATGCGGTCATCAAGGGGCTTCGCCATGTTATGCCCCCTTCCGCCAGTCGTTGAGATATTGGACGGACTTCGCGTAGGCGCGGTTCGCCATGGCCTTGTCGACGGCCATTCTGTCGGCGTCAGACACATAAGCTGACCGATCAGCGAGGCCGATCCCAGACGAGCGCGAGGCGATAAAACGCTGTGTAGCAGCCTGCGTCATGGCATCCGTCCACGGTGCAGCATTGGCGCCGCGATAGGCCTGCCCCATATCATGCCTGTTGCGTTCATAGGCGATGTGCGCCTGCAAGGCGGGCTGGTCGGCGTCGGAAAGCATATTCATTGCACAGTCTCCAATGCGCGCCATCTCTCCCGCGCGCCCCTTGGGAACCTGCGCGATGTGGTTGCCCCGAATTTGGCGCTGGGTTGCTTGGTAGGGCGTTCCGTCCGGTGCGATGCCGTCGCCCCAGACGAGTTCGCAGGCATAGCCGCCGCTCAGTTCGCGGGCCTCGCCGCTGTCATAGGCTTTCACGGCCGATGCATCGGCGAGCATCAGCGGAATTTCGACATAATCGCCGTCGCGGGCAACTTTACCCTCGGTCCATCCCACCGAATGCTTCTGCCAATTGTCGGCGGTCACCGCGCCGGCCGGGTGGCCGAGCGTGATGGCCTTATGGGCGAAGCTCGCCATGGCGGCCTCGTCAAACACCTCGCTTTCGGGGCGATAGACGTTGACGGTCGCAAGGTCCGGTCTTCCGACTTCCGAGCCCAAATATTGCTGAACACCACATCTGGCGAATTTGGCGACGGCGGCGATGCGCCCATCGGACAAGCGGCGCACCTTTTCGAGCGGCGCCCGGTCCTGAAAAATCATGGTTGTCATCCGGTCTTAGCTCCTCATCGCGGTTCGCGTCTTCGAGGGGTGCCGGGCAAAGGTCGCTGCCGATCTTCACCCTCCGCACCGGGACCGGATGTTTCCGGCGCCGCATGTCTCGGGACGCGCTTGCGTGAGGTAACAATGGGCCGACGCGGGGAGGACGCTTACCGCCGTCAGAATGGACCTTTTCAGGTATTGCGCGCACTGCCTAGTTAGTGCCAGATGCCGACAGCACGGGGGAGGAAGCTGATGTTTGCTGCGCAGAGTCTGTCGCTCTTAAAGCCCTTCGACGCGGAGCCCGGAACGCTGTTAATCCGAGAGGTCGGCGGCGTGGGCGGACTGGCGTTGACCACATCCGTGGAAGATCTCGGCAATCAGGTTCCATCGTATGTTGAAATAATAGAGGCGGGTGAGCACCCAGCGATATTGCGCCCCGCTGTAGTCAATGGAGGGAGCTGGCTCGCGATCAACAACTGGCAATTGCTGATCGATCCGGCCTCGTCATATACCTCATATCAAGCAATGCCTGCGGCCGGCGACGCCTTCATTTTTGCGGGTGTGGCGGGTGTCGTGGCTAACTTCGCGCATAACGCTGCAATATCGTACGTGACCACCGACGGCGCCCACTTAGTGAATCTCGATTGGCAGTTCTTCGCCGGTTTTCGCAGATGGAAGATTGTGCATTGGCTCGAACGCGATGCTGATCCGGTTGTTCTTTATGAACGCAATCCCGGCTAGACTTGCTCATAAATCCCATTTTACTGCCCATACTCTTACCAAGGCGGAAGGGCGCGCGGCCGGCAAGAAAAAATCCGCTGAATTGAGGCTATTTGGTCAACTGGAACCACTGATATGAAATCAGCGCGCCGTCATTTTACCGGGTGCAGCAGCTTCGGCCCCTTCGCCCTTACATATGCCGCGCGAGCCTCTTTCAGTTCTTGGCGCCCCGCTTCATCGATCCAGCGCGCGATGCAGCGCCAGTTCGTTCGGTAGTGGTCAACGATCGCTTCCCATCCCAGGCGGATATAGGTTTCGCGAAAGTCGGGAGGGCATGGCCGATAGGGGCGAATGCGACTCCACCGGGCCTTGGTGCGTGTCCGCTGCTCAGGCGAAAGGCTGGCCTCGATCTGGCGCCATTGCTCGGCATAGCTGTTGGGCTGGGCTGTCGGCATTGCGGGCCGACATTTCGCCCGATTGCAATCGCTTCCTTACCGCCGTCACTCGCGCGCGTGCGCGTAACGCTCCCGAAAAGGAGCGCATCCAGCGCGACCCGGTTTTGAGCGAAGGTGCCAGCATGATGAAGGTACCTTTCGGTCGCGAGAGGGGGGGGGCTTTTGATGCCCGCCGTCATGCGTTGGTCAGGAGTTCGTCAAGCCCGGGTCAAGCTGGCAAAACAGACCCCAAGACGCGCGCGCGATACTGGCCAAATCTAGCTTGACGCATGGGGCGCGCCCATCGGGTGATCTTGTGGTTACTGCGCGAACCCCATGACGGGTGAGCGCGCCCGCGCGATGGCAACGGTTTCTCGGCGACCCTTGCGGTAATCTTGCCGTTCCCATGGGCTTCGTTCCGCTGAGGATTCACAGCAGTCAGACCTTAGCAAAACATAACATCTCATGGAGTTCGTTTTGTCGGCCGTGATCAGCGGAGAGAATGTCAACTTTTGTCAACCTTCCATGGGGTTCGCTTTCTTGCGGGCATTCTGACTGGCCCGCGCCTTCCCCTCCGCTGTCCTGGGGCCGGTCGAAAGACCGCCATGGTTCTTGCACCGGCCTGATTTGTATAGTGCCCGGCTCTTGCAGGGTGTTCCGGCCCGCGTTCGAGCCCCGCAAAATTCGTTGGGCGGAATGGGTGTGGCGGGGCGAGACGCTGGCGCGCGGATACTAACATTTGCTAACAGGCGGCGAGCGGTGTCCAGCTCTTGCGCTTTCGGCACCGGATTGATGCTTGGGGATGTTGTCGTCTCAAAGTCCATGACGTGCGCGGGCGCAGGCGCGACATGTGCGGGCTCGACGGAAGTTGGAGCCCCCTCGCCTGCAGGGAAAGGGTTAGGATCAACCGTTCCACGCGTTGCGCCAGGACGATCCAAATCTGGAGAGTCCTTCTTCGCCACGCGGTCGCGGAGAAGTTCGGCGATCGACTTTGCAGGGCGGGTCACGATAATCTCCTAAAATTCATGCGGCTCGGTCTGCTTGCCATGATCACGCCGCTCTGCGCGGGACGCCGATTGCCTCGTCCAGAGCGGCCCGATATTCGGCAGGCAGGTTCCTGCCGTTGAGGAATTTGCTAAATGTGCCGGGCGGGCATCCGATGCGGGTGGCGAGACGCGATTGAGAGCCAGCGCCACCGCTACCGATATGCTGGACTGCGCGCTCCCGCAGATCACTCAGAGGATCGCCGAGCGAGAACGCCGAAATTGCCCCCGATGAGGAATTGGCTTGTTTCCGTCGCCCTGTTTCCGGGTTCGCTGCGCTATCCCCCTGGTGTATTATAAGTGTTGCATTATTTGCAGGATGGAAACTGACGGAAACATCGGGCGTTTCCATTTCATCGGTTGTAAATTCTGCAACCGGAGGGGCGAAGTTTCCACTCGACTCGTCGGAAACTACAACCGTGCGGTTGCAAATTTTACACCCGCGAATTTCCATGCACCGCCACTTTTCAAAGTCACGGGTGGGCGCGGCGGGGCGTCCGCCGGGCCATGGCGCCCAAGTGTAGCGCCATAGCGACGAGTGCAGCACCTTGCGGTTGAAGCCGCCCTTATGGGTGCAGACGATGAAACCCTTTTCCTGCAACTCGATCAGGCAGCGCCAACATGTGCGCTCGCCAAGGGCAGTGACATCAGCGGCTTCGCGGCAACTAAATCCGAGCGCGCCGTTCCGGGTGCCGTCATCGCGAGCAACGAGGGCGAGCAGCACCTTAACGGCATTGCCGCTCAAGTGGCGCCACGCCTCGCTGCTCGTGATGCTCGCATATAACCGGATATGCTTCGGCTCTCGCTTCTGCCGCTGCTTGCCCGCCATCAGTCATGGGCCTTCCGGTGGAACGCGCGGTGGTGCTTCCGGCAAAGCCAGCGCACGACGGCGGGCTTGTCATAATCATCATGATGACCATCGGCGGGAACGGCCCCGCATTGCTCGCAAGGCTGTCGCTCGACGAGGCCGCGATTGATGGCTGAGCGCAAAGCTGCCTGAGCCCAGACGGCTTTCGGATTCGCCTGCGCCCATTTGCGCTGCCGCGTCATCCGGGCCTTGGTCATGCCTGCCTCCCAATCGTGAGGTCCACGATCGGCAAGCCCAGCCCCTCCGAGAGGGCGAATGCCTGCTCCATGGCGTCGGCGTGGGATTCGTGCCAGCCCATGGCGGGGGGTAGGCCACTACGGCGCTGCACCTCGACCGAGTAGCGATCCCACGCGGAATCCCAACGCAGCGCGATATGATCTTGGTGCCGGACGGTGGGGAAGGGGATGATCTCACCCATGGCCCCCTCCTCGCGAAAGGGTGAAGTCGATGATGGGCCAGCCGGTCACGCTCCGCACAATCTCAGCCTCACGCAATGCGGACTGGTGCGATGCGTATGTCGTGGGTCGCCTGGTCGCTTCTGGCAGCGCCGCATCTGCAGGAACGATGCCCAGCCGGAAAAACGGGGCATCCTGTCTGATTTCGATCCTTGGAGAGGGAAGGGTGGCGCCGCTCATGGATGCCACCTCCGCCCAGCCTCGGGCCGGATGCGGCAGGCCGCGCGCCTTGCGCCACCCTTGGGAATGAGATAGAAGCTATGTCGATCCTGAGCCGCCAAGCAAAGATCGACGCCCCGCCTCGCGGGGCGTTTTCGTTCGGGCGGGCGCATCATGCCGCCTCGCTGGTCGAACGACAGGGGTTGCGGTGCTGCCACGCGATTAGGTCCGAGCGCAGATAGCGCACATATCGCCCTTGTCGGTGAAAACGCGGCCCACCGCCAAGAACCCGCCAGTTGGCGAGCGTACCAACGCTGAACTTGATCAGGTCAGCCGCTTCCGCCGGGGTTAGAAATTCATCCATTGAATGTCTCCGCATGAAGTTGCGGGACAAGCAGTTATAGGGCGTGAAGCCGCATTACATCCTATTCAAGTTGAACTCCGCGAGGGACGACGGCGGACGAGTTTTTGCGACGGCTGTGCGTCCCTCCCAATCTGCGCCCCGGCCATGGACAGCAACGTGTCGCGATCAAATTTTCGGAACTCGGGGCGTCCATGCATTTTGTCAGCGAGCGCGCTCGCCTTCCGATAGAAGGTCAAAGCCCCTTCGCAGAGCTTTTGAGAGGCGGATTCATCTCGCGCGACAATCTCAATGGCCTGTCCGCTGCTGATACCGGAATCGACCAGAGATTGGATAAGACTACCTATTCCAAGTTTGCGATGCCGACTGGCAATCCCTCGATATACATCGCGCATTCCTTTGTGGTCGGTGAGGACGAGGCGAGCGCCCCCAATAGTGCCGCCGTCCAGAGCTTCCGCAATCCGTTCGCGGACTATTGGATGAATTGGGTCCGACGACCGAAGCAGCCGAATGAGATCGCCAGTGCAATCAAGCGAGCCGCCCTCAAGGGCAAAAAAGGCCCTTCTGTTCAGTTCCGTTTCTTCGGGATCATCAGCCATTGCCAGGCACCACGACGCCGACCTTGCCTTTCCGGGCAAGGAAGTCGGCGCCAGCGGTTTCGAGGGCTGCGCGCATTTTCTCGATAGAGGATTCTGCTACATTGTCGCCGCGCTCGAAGCGAGCGACAGTCATGCGCCCGACCTCAGCGCGTTCCGCCAAATCGTCGGTAGTCCATTTGAGGCCTATACGCGCCATTCGGGATTGTGTTGGTGTCATGCTGCAATCTCAGATCATTGGAATGCCGAGTGATGAGGCCTTGGCTTTCATATATCCGGCCGCCAACTCCAGCAGAAGAGGGAGAGAGAATGACCCTACCTTGCTGGCAGCGGTTTTGGTCTGCGCCCAAATCTCAGGATCGCGAGTTCTTTCAAGGAACTCGTGGCCGCTCCATGTGAGGGTGATATTGGCGAACTGTGGCGGCCCCGACAAAGGCTGAAAGCTCGTCCCTTCAAGAAGCCCAGACTGAAAAGCCAACCGGGCATGCTCTGCTAACCTATCCTCGGAACACCCATCAAACGCAGGAAGTTTGCGAAGCGCAGGGTCTGGCGATTCCTCGACCGCCAGCAACAATTTTCGGATGAGGTCCATATCGCGTTTCATAGTGATAACTGTATTACCATTTCAGGCTTGACGCAACCACGTTAAGAATGGTAATTTACTTATCACCTTGGGAGCGTCCCAAGGCGGGCCAGAGCGTCGGTTGCACCCTTCGCCCCGGCCCTAATCGCAACCCTGATTACGAGGGAAACGACTATGGAAGCTGATAGCACCCGTGCGCCCGCTGGCGCCACCACCTTAACCACGAAAGACGATGCCGCAATCATGTCAGCATGGGGCCGTAGGTCGATCGCCTACGCGCTCTACAGCTCGGCTGACCACGACAGCGACGACCTCCAACCGCTGACGATTGTCGACACGGCTGAGAACGAAATCCGGCGCGCCGTCGCCTCTACCCCGCTCGGCGTCGAAATCCAGCTTTGGACGGCATTGTTTCATTCCGACTTCGCGCTGACCAATGCCGACGCGGCAGCCCTTAACATCATGGACCTTGACCATTTCACGGCAAGGGAGGGCGATTGGGACTGGAAAGATCGGCTTATCCTCGCGGCGCTCAACTCGCTGCGCTCTATGCGGGCAGGGGGCGCAGCATGAGCCGGCCTCTCAACCTCTCACCGATCCTACGCGGCGTTGCCGAACCCGAGTTGCTGCGCCACCTCGCGGAGCAGGGGCGCTCCACACTCGAAAGCTTCATCGAAGCGGCCATTGCCGCGCTGGACGTGATTGACGGCGATCCTGACGCAGAGGATGCCACCGACGCCGAGGATGACTTTCTCCTAACGGACCATGCACTCGAAGATTGCAAAGGCGTACCAGGCTGCCCGGTCGCGGACACCGATTATGGCATTGAGGACCAGCCGCAAGACGAGGAGGAGCACCTTACGCCCGACTGGGGCATCGATCAGCGGGAGTCCATACCCGACGCGATGGTCATTGCGTCCGACCGGGAAGCTTCTAGGCCGCACCGGGACAGGATCCGCCGGACGCGCTGCGTGCCGCATTATGTACGCTGGCACGACTGGCGCGCGAGGCAGGAGCGGAGGCAGGTCGATCGCTATTCTCTAATCCTGCAGCCGATCGCGCCGAACCGGCGGCAGCTTCTCCAGCGCAAGCGCGGCGTGCCTCGCCGCCCGAGGGCGTGAGCGTGAGCGCGCGTCGGAACCTGCTCGCCCGCGTTGACACCTTCCTCGACGAGTCACGGATGCCACCGAGCATATTTGGCCGGAACGCAGTTCGCGATCCAAGGTTGATCACAGACCTGCGAAATGGCCGCGAGCCCACGGGAGACCTCGTTCGAAGGGTAGAGGCCTACATGCGGCGGTGGAGGGCGCAGCGTCGGGCAGGTCTAGTCCAGCCGATGGGCGATCAGCGCTTTACCCAATCTGGCCAGAGCCGACTAGCCGAACAGGCTTTGCGCTTGTCGCGCCGCGATCCCCGCAAGGCCATTGAGTTGCTTCGGATTGCTATCGAAAGCGTCCAGCCGTTGACAGCGGAAGCGCGGCGATGAGTTGGGCCAGGCAACGCGCGGAGGAGCGTGCCCTCCGCGTGGGCTACGTCCAAGCTCGGCAGCTACTCGCATTGCAAAGCAAGCGGTCGACAGCGATCAGGAAGGCGCTCAAGCACAGACTCAAAACGCTATGAACTGATCGCGCACAAATGATGAGCGGCGGCCGGGGAAACTCGGCTGCCTCTTTCGCTGGCGATTATACTTCCTGCCAATGCGCTGGCCGAAGCGATCCAGCGGCGCTATTTTCAACGCCAGTCGCGCGCCGTTTCGGACGTTCGGTCTAGACTTCGTGCACAAGACAGCGCGGCCAGAGGCTAACTCTGCAATCATTCAGTGGGTCATCGCCATAATTTCCTCACGGTTGAGGCTTGAATGATGATGGATTAGTGAACTCCGTTGGCTGAAATTTCTGAATGTATGAAGACATAGCATCATTTGCCGCATCCATCTTCTTCGTTAAAAGCTCATTCTGCTCTTCAAGCGTATCACGGCAACCTTCTTGTCTGGTATCTTTCAAATGAAGATTGCTACCATTATTTGCCAGCCAACCCGCATTGCAGAAGGAAGTTATTCTTGCAGTTTCCAAGGCGCCTTCTAACGCTTTCTTCGCGTCATTGGGCCAAATAGGTAAACCTGCTTGGTAAGCAGCTTTGACTATTATGAAAGACGAGGCATTTTCCTGCATTAGTTGATCGATCTCGCGATCACTCCAAGGAGGTAGCCAGCCCTTTTGCCGAGATTCAACTTGAATAGCCACCGACCTACTTTTCTCCACGAATTGAGCGCTACTTGAGACAATCCGCTGATAAGATTCAAGCCGTGAACTAAACATAACTGTTTTGTATGGCGTCATCCTCTCGCGGCCCAGCATTTCAAGCTGTTGCCAAGATGCAAAAGAAGAGGCCGCAGCAAATACCACGCCTAGCGCGGAAATGACGACGGAGACGAGGGCTATTCTGGACTCTGTCTGTGTCCAACCCGACCTGCCAATGTCCTCATCTGCCATGTACGCTCTCCTCCTTCCTGATGAAGGGAATTTAGCGAGATTCTCAACAAAAATCGATGTTGAGAGCGCGGCTCCTTGATTCAGAAACTAAGCCGAATCCGCTTCCACCGCCTTGGGCGCAATCAGGCTCGCAACGTGGTCTGCCCATGCATCTAGCGCCGCGCGCTTTTCGTCGAGGAAGTCATAAAGCCCGTACACGCGGTCCATCGGATCCAGGCTTGAGATATGGTTCAAAACGCGCTGCGAAATCTCGGCCGACACCTTGAGCGCCTGCATACCAGTCTTAGCGGTTCGGCGCAGATCGTGGAGACGCCACGGCGCTACGACCAGACCCTCTTCCGTCGTCGCCGCCGCAACGGCGCTGTCGAGCCGCGCCTTGGCCTTGGACACGCCGCTCGCGGCCGTCCTGTTGTTCGTCGTGAAAACGAGCCCCTTCTTCGGCCACTTGTCCGGCGGCGGTTCGTCCGGTTTCGCTGCCAAAACGCCTATCTCAGCCACCACCATCGTGGACAGCGGCACCGCATGGGGCTCCTTGTTCTTCGTCCGATCGCCCGGAATGGTCCACACGGCCTTCGCCTTGTCCATCTCCTCCCAACGCATTCCAAAGACCTCGCCCCGGCGCTGGCCGGTAAGCAGCAGGATTCGGAAGGCCGGACCAAAGGGATAGTCAACCTTCCGCGTCGAGCGCCAGATGATCGGCAATTCGGTATCGTCAAGCACGCGGCGGCGGCTGGCAGGCTTTGCGGGCGCCCGCAGGTGGGTGAACGGCGTCTCGTCGACGAATTCACTCTCAAAGGCCCATTTCCAGAGAATACGGCCGTAGCTGAAGACGCTGCTCCGCATGGCCACCTTCTCGGGGGCGATGGCGTCGATCGCAGCCTTGAAATCGCCGCGCCCGATCTTGTCGATCCGCTTGCCCTCGAATTGCGATTTCAGATGGCGCATGACCGTCTTCGCAATGCGGAGGCTTGAAGCCCGGCGCTGCTTGCCCTTCGCATCGACCTTGTAGCTTTCGAGCCACGCGTCTGCCACGCGGGTAAAGTCCCTGTCGAGGTTGGCCTTGCGCTCTTGCGCCTTCGCTTCGTCCCGGGCCGCGTCATGGTCGAAGGGGTCAACGCCGGTGTCCACAAGGCGCCGCAACTCCGCCGCGCGCTCCCGCGCTTGGTCGGGCGTCCACGGCCCATGGCGGCCGATCGTGTAGCGACGATCCGCCTTCGCGCCTGCCATCCGATATTGCAAAACGTAGGACTTCGCGCCGCCTGGACTGATGCGAAGACCGAACCCGGCAATCGCGCCCTTGCCCTCGTCCCATAGGAACCAAGCTGCCGAGCGAGGCTCAGCCGCATCCACCGTCCGCTTCGTTATCGCCAT